CAATGCAAAACATATGCTCCAAGAAATGGTAAAAGCGGATGTTGTAAGTATTATTCAAATATACTTTATGGGAAAGGTGAGCAATTGATTTTAACACTATAAAGAAATAAAATGAAAACAGTAATCTATAAATGTAATTAGAGAACATTTTAAAACACAACAGCATGACTGAACAAAAAAAATTAACACTTAAAGAACTGAAAGACAAACTGCCAGAAAAGCAGAAAATCTTCTGTCACGAATACATAATTGATTGGAATGGTTCAAGATCATATAAAGTTGCATACATAAATATAACCGACGATTCAGCACGGGCATTGTCTTCTAAGCTATTAACAAATATTAACATACAGCAATACATTGAATATATACGTCATAATTATGAAGAAGAATCAGGAGTTTCAAAGCTTCGAAATTTGAAAGAACTTGCAAAAATTGCCTATTCTTCGATAGCAGAACTTCATGACACTTGGATAAGCTTAAAAGAGTTCGAAGCATTGACTGAAGATCAAAGAGCAGCGATTGAAAGCATTGAATCAAAGACAGAAAAAAGGCGTGAAGGCGAAGAATTTGTGACTGTTAAGTTTGTGAAATTAAAGCTATTTGCAAAGAATCCAGCAATTGACTTAATCAACAAAATGATGGGATACAATGAAGCTGAAAAGATTGAACATACAATAAATAGTGTGACTGGATTTGATTACGAAGCGCCAAAAGATGAAAACAAATAATAAAATAAAAAGACGCTAAATTTTAAAAGTGCGATTCAGCAATTTGAGTAAACTTTTAGTGCTTACGAAACAAAGAAAACATAATTTATTTAATTAAATGATAAAGATAAAAGCAAAAGACATTGAATGGAACGAACTCAAAGAAAATGACTATTTGGGTAGATTCATGCAATACACTATCAGAATTGAAAAAGAAGATTGGCGATATTGGACAGTTGCAATTTACACAAAAGAAGATATTGTCTTCAGTTGCACAAAGAAAACTCTAAAAGGTTCAATTCGTCAATCAGTCCGAGAACTAAACAAAATTGTTAAAACAGTAGACAAATGAAAATATACACAGGCAAAATTGATGTCAAAAAGATTGACAAAGCAAGATTATTTGAAGGCAAAAAAGGAACTTACCTTGATATTGTGATGTTCGTGAATGAAGAAGCTGACAATTACGGAAATCATATTGCAATTCAACAGCAAACAAAGCAAGATGAAGAAAAAATATACATAGGCAATGCAAAGCAATTTGTCAAGAAAGAACAACAGACACAACAGACAGAAGATAAAGAAGACGATTCTCCTTTTTAAATGAAACCTAAAATAACACCTAACAAAAGACAACATCTTGCATGGCAAGTATTACTTGACAGCGAAACAAATTTCTTGTTGTTTGGTGGCGGAGCTGGTGGCGGTAAGTCCTGGCTTGGTTGCGAGTGGCTTTTGTATATGTGTTATGTATATCCAGAAACACGCTGGTTCATAGGTCGTGAGGAATTAAAACGTCTTCGAGATTCAACACTCCAGACGTTTTTTAAAGTTTGCAGTTATCACAATATACCTTTTGATGATTATAAATACAACGGTTCAGATCATTTCATAAAGTTCAAGAACGGTTCAAGAATTGATATGTTGGATTTGAAATTCTTGCCTTCGGATCAACTTTATGAAAGATTTGGTTCTGTTGAATTTACAGGTGGCTTTATTGAAGAAGCTGGCGAAGTTCATTTCAAGGCATTTGACGCACTGAAAGTAAGAATTGGTCGTTGTCTTAATGATAAATACAATTTGACTGCAAAAATATTCATAACAGCAAACCCAAAGAAGAACTGGTTGTATGAGACATTTTATAAGCCGAATAAGAGCAACACGCTTGCTTTAGAATATAAATTCATTCAATCACTTGCAAGAGATAATGAAAAGCTACCAAAAGAATATTTAAAAAATCTTGACAGTATTTCAGACGCTGTCACAAAAGAAAGACTTCGAGATGGTGTCTGGGAATATGATGATTCAGATACACAATTGTTCCAATATGATGCTTTAAGCGATATGTTTACGAACAGTCATGTCATACAAGGGCAATCTATCATTAGCGCTGACATTGCTCGTCTGGGTAGCGATAAGTCTGTATTTGGTCGCTGGTCAGGATTCGTTCTTGAAGAAATAAAGACAATTGATGTCATGACATTGACTTCACAAGTTGAAATTCTAAACAACATGAAGCAACAACATTCAATTGCATCTTCATACATTGTATGTGACGAAGACGGTGTTGGTGGTGGTGTTGTTGATATGCTACATTGCAAAGGATTTGTGAACGGCTCGAAAGCTATTTCAAGCAACAGAAAGAAGCCTGAAAATTATAAGAATCTAAAAACCCAGTGTGCATATAAAATAGCTGAAATTATCAATTCACGGCAACTGTACATCAAAGACAAAACGCATAGAGATACAATCATTCAGGAGCTTGACGCATATCGAAGAAAGAAGATTGATAGTGACGGGCGTCTTGAAATTTATAGCAAAGAAGATGTGAAAGCAAGCATTGGTAGAAGCCCTGACTTTGCAGACATGATTATTATGCGATCATTCTTTGAATTATCAGTTGGCCAATTAATAGCATAAATTAAAAAAGTTTTATTATATTTGAATTCGTTTTTCATAGTTACATTAAAAGTTTAAGCAACAGAAGCCAGTCATTTAGATTGGCTTTTGTATTTTATAAGAATAATTTTAATTATATTTGCAATATAGTTCTTGTATATATTTGACTTTCTTTGGACAGGGGTTCGAATCCCCTCATCTCCACAAAGCTATTGAATTTTAATTTTGCCTTTGAAGGATAGGAACATAATAGTCGCCTTCCATTTTGGGGATGACTGGAATTGACAGGTTAGCATTGAAGATATGCGTGAAGTGGAGCTATCGTCTTAATCGACAAATTTAAATTAAGTTCAGATTATGAGGTAAAAATTGCCGCATAATTGATTAGAGTTTCTTTACAAGGTATCGAAACTCTTTTTTTTGCTTAATCTTAAAATTATTTTCACTTCTAAGTTATTGATATTCAGATTAAATGAATAAACTTTAAAAAAAGATTAAAAAAAGTTTTGTTATTATAAATTATTGTTATATATTTGAATTGTAATTGAAACAAACTTTAAAAATTAGCATTATGAAAAAGGTAACAATCAGAAATTTCAAAGACAATCCAGGTTTAGAATTTACAGGAATTAAAATTGGTTCAACTGGTGAACTGATTGAATACAAAACTCATTTAGGTCAAGGAACTGCCTTGATCAACAATCGCAAAGTTTATATATCACGAGAAAATGTTTGTCAAGATGTGACAGAAGAAATACTTGCTTCTATTTGCGACACAGATGAACGTCACAACATTGATTTAACAATCATTGATATTTTCACAGGTGAGAAGTTGGAGTTGTTAGGGTCTATTGAAATGGATATTGAAGCAACGTATCAACGCGAAACATACTGGCAATCTGAAGACGTTTCTTCTCAAAGCGCAACACTTGACGCTGATTTGAAGCTTTTCAAAGATGACGGATTGATTGACATTGATTTTTCATTTAATGAAGAAAGAATTTGCGATTTGTATAAAATCTAATTGAATAGCTTGTTTAACCTTTAGAACATGAATTATGGATGAAATTTCAGAAATATCAATGTCGAGCATTTTTAATCATGATCAAATAAGAGCATTTAAGCAAAAACATAAACTATCAATTGAAGATTTGAAAAAATGTCTTAATGTGATGGCTTTAAATGGTCTTTCTTTTTATCAAATGTCAGAAGTTTTGAAAGTTGCAAAGGATTTGAAATGAACTATTTTAAAAAGAAAGTATCGAACAAGTTCTTGGAGTTCATTGACAGACTTTTTGAAGGTGAAGAAATTGTTGCAACTATTATAATCATGACACTTTGCATGATCGCAGCTTTAATTTATCACTCATATCATTAAAATAGTTTACAACGATAAAAATAAATACAGTAGCGATATGAAAGAAGAAATTGAAAGAATACTTAGAAGCCGATTTACGAGAGGAGA